CCGGTCACAAATGGAAGATCAATAGCTATAAGAATGATATATTGGTTGCTGGATGTCACAGGATCGCGTATAGCGAGATGAAAGGTATTGCGAGACAATTAGGATGGGATTAAACAGCTATCAAGTAACATTTGAGAGCTGTGGCGATCACTATCAGATTTACGGGAGAGACATCCAAGATGTCATGGGCAGCGTTACCGGTGGAGCCGGCGTGTATGGGTAAGGTGGGCGAGGGATGTCTTATAAGCGCATTCATCTGGCTTATGATCATGCTTGTCATTATTGGGGTCTTTTGCTTATACTAAAGATCATTTCATGAAAATCAGGATAACGTATAACAATGTAATACAAAGGGGTTAGAGATTATGAAGGACGTAGAAAGAGTAAATGCATTAAATAAAATGCTATTAAATGCGAACGTAGTAGCTTATGGAGCTATGGTTGATTTGATCAAGAGAACAGGGAGACTTGATCTTGATATGAGTAGCGTAGGCCATATAGATGATTTTCCGGCTGAAATAAGGATCTTTACCGATAACGGGTTGATTTGTTTATCTATAACATCCGTGTATTTATCGGGGGAGATAATTTGATGGTCGATGGATATGATGACGATAATGATAAAGTTGATGGGGTGGATGTTTATTACGACCAGATAAGTGAGGTGGTATATCTGGCTAAAGTCATATTAGAAGAAATGGAGGAAAAAGATCATGGAGAAAGCAGTTAAAACAGATATGGAATATAGGGAGATATTGGAGAAATCATTATCAGCTATCCAATATCTAAGGATACATGGATTCTCTACATACATGGAATCGGAGGGGATTGTAAATAGGATAATGATGTTCAAGGATAAGAATGAGATGAGAGATCGAAAGATCAGATCAATTTAATAAAACTAAGGTAATCATATTAAATGGAGAATCATATGGGAGCTAAAATAACTTTGATGGGACCGGAGTGGATATCATTGGATAGTTCGCTGCCAGAAGTGCAAAAACCATGTTATTTCTTGGATAGAGAGAATGTGTTTCGTGGGGTAATGGATGAGCAGGGTGACGTATATGAGATATTGGATAATGGCACCAATAATGTTGTATATCATAGCAATATAGAAGATGGATATATAGCTTTTTGGGAACAAGAATTAAAAATGATTGAGAATATGGAGGATAAGTATATTTCAGATAAGACAAGAATGAAGGGCATGAACCAAGGGATATGGCTGGCGGTTCAGGAGCTAGCCCACGACGGGCGATGGACGCAAGCTGCGGAGGAGCTGGTATCTTCTTGTGGATTGACCGAGGATGAATGTAGGGAGCTGCAAGAAGAAAGCGGATCATTCAATGATGAGATGCTTGATTTTATTAACAGCGTATTCGGACATGAGGATATGATAAATAATAGTATAACTTTGGAGAATATAGGGTATCATAAGATAGGCTCTATATTTAAATATAATATTGGTTCGAAAGAAGTAGAACTGGAGGTGGTTGAATCCAGTGATGCTAGTTGTGAAGGATGCGTATTTAATAATAGTAAGAATTATTACTGTAAGGATACCCATTGTATTGATGTAGATAGGAAAGATGATATAGACGTTATATATAAAGAGGTAAAAAGATCATGAGTTTAATAGATAAATTAGAGGATTTGGTGATCAAAGTAGACACCGAATACCAACAGAAGATGGAGGCGGTGATCCGGGAGATAGTCCCGGGGATGCCGGAAGGGAACGTGCGCCATGCCGCCGAGTGTATGTGTACGGACAGGATGGGGAGCATGATGGATATCGATATTTATATATTAAAGGAAGAGGATAGACCTTACGAATGCCATTATCTAAAGGATCTGCTGGAGGATAGGGTAGCTAGAATAGCCAAAATGCATGAGGATGAAAGTTATACATACAATATGGATGATAATTATTGGTGCGCCACATGTGGATCCCATTCTCATAAAAAGGATTCCAAGACAGGGTATTGTTGGTATTGCGATACAGTTAATTGGGTTAAAGAGGATGGGAAGGATGTTGGAATATAAAAACAAGCAATTATATAACAAGGAGGAATAAACATGGGAAGAGGTGTTAATACAGGCGCCTTGTCTCCGGTCGGCGGTATCGGGGAAATACGAATGCGAGCAAACCTGCGAAAAATAGTGGCGTACAAAGATTTCGCGAAAGAGATGGTCATGGCACAATACGAATGATAGAGGAGATTGGTGATTAAAACATTAAATAACATTAAACATGAAAAAGAGTAGAAGAATTGTAAAGAAAATGAGCAAGAAGAGCCTTATCAACAAGAAGGCTCTTCGGTATATTATCGCAAACAGTAATTTATGTAAACATGCGATAAGAGAATTGGAATTAGCCGGATATAGCAAAGAAGAGGACGGTCCTAACAAATGGATGCGCGAACAGGTAATAGAAGCTGTCGCGCTGTTCTCTTCTCATGGTAACAGCGGATTCTCGGCACCATTTGAAATCAATCTCGTCAAGAAACTTTGCAGTTTTGATATAATCTCTCCTTTGAGATTTGACGATGGCGAATGGGGAAAAATAGGCTTAGACGGGAGTTGCCAGAATAAAAGAAAATCATCGATATTCAAAGAGCCGGACGGGAGTATCCATGATGTTGATGCATTTTCAAAAGTTCCTGTAAAAAAGTTTTTATTCGCCACTCGAACGTGGACGGAGAACATCCATAAGATAGGATGGATAGGAGGGTTGTTTGAGACGGACGAAAACGGAATACTCACTGGAAGATATTTTGGTAGATGTAATGTAAAAGACTATCAGAACGGATATATGCCAAAAGGCAAGAAAGAAATACCATGCAGGGAGATAGAGATATCGCCGGACAATTGGATTATGACAGTTGAATCAAACAATGAGGCTTTGATTGAATTGTCAAAGATTTATGATATAGTCTGGCGACAATGCCCTTGCTTGAAAGGCATAATGAATACCAACGTTACACCGGAACTTGAAAGATTGGCATGCGAACAAATGAAGGGATAAACAATGAATGACAAATTTGTAGACATGCCGAAATGCATGGCGGACAAATACGAAACCGCCGACTTTATTGCCGGCGACCCCGTCCAGTTCCCAAGGCGGTATTCCGGGCGGGACGCGGAGGTCAGTGGGCTCATTACTTCGTGGCTCTCGTTCGGGAATCGAAAGGCGATCATCGGGGCGGCGGAGCGGATGGACAGGGAGTTTGGTGGCAGTCCTTACGGGTGGCTGATGGATAGGCAATATGTGAAAGTATATAATTACCAAAATATAATAAGGTAATTATATACCTAAACATGAATGATAGGAGAAAGGATGATATTAACTATTAATAATGTTTATTTAATTTAATTCAAAAACAAAATGTCTACTTTTGTAGACACATAAAAATTACACATATGAAAAAGAGTGAGTTTGTAAAGGAATTGGAGAAGATCATCGATATGGTTAAGATCGAAGATGATGGTTTCGAGTATGGTGGTAAAGTCATTTTCTATAAAGAAGATGATGATAACTATGAAATCTCGGTAAAGAACATCGAGATGGATCTGACGGTAGAGGCCAATACTATGGCTAGTATGGATGATAGGGCTTTTGCCTGTCTTATGAGTGAGGTCTATAAACAAAAGTTTACAAAGGCTATAACGATATCGGAGGATGAGGATGATGAAGACAATTGATAAGATGACCGATCAGGAGATATATGATCTTACTGATGAGCAGGTAGAGAAATTGGTCGTAATAAGATGTGCGGAGGAAGGTGTCAGGTTTATGGATGAGCCTCCAGTCATGAAGACGTATGGCTATAAATCTATTTCTCCATCTCATTTCTTCTACTATTTGGAGGGCTTGAATATAGCCGTTCTTGATCAGAATGATGCTATTAAGATAGCTAAGTTATTAAGTGAATTTGATCTATACAGGACTAGATATGATTTCACCGTATCCAATGAGGAGCTATGCAGTAGATTGGATATAATCAATATCAGGCATGTTCCGATGTTTGACACGAAAGATAAGGAAGCTTATAAGTCTGTCAAAGATAAGAACAACGAGATCGAGGAGGAGTATAAAGATCAGGTAAACGAATACAAAGAAAATGTAAAAAAGATGGGTGAAATCCGTGCCGAGATATGGTCAAAAGTAATTGATGTAAGGCGCAAGATTGATCACATGAATCATCTTAAAGTTCTTTTCGTAAAGGAATATCTTCCGTTGGTGGATCACGACACGGACAAGGCTATGATATTTTTCAAGAAGGCTTATGACGTGGATGATGATACGGAGAGATATATTCGTGAAGGGATAAAGGATTATCCTTTGTTTAATAATAATATAGATTAAAATGCACAATTGGTTTAAATGTACGGTTTCTTACGAGACCGATGCCGAGAACGGCATGAAGAAGAAGGTAAAGGAAGAGTATTTAGTAGATGCCCTTTCTTATACCGAGTGTGAGGCTAGGATCATAGAGGAGATGAGACCATTTATCTCCGGTGAGTTTAACGTGGATATCAAGAGGTTCCGGATAGCGGAATTGTTTGCCATGGATGGAGACCGGTTCTATAAGGTCACGGCTGATTATATTACGATAGACGAGAAATCGAGCAATGAGAAACGCAAGGCGTTTAACTACATCGTTCGGGCCAATGACCTTGATCATGCCAAGAAGAACTTCGAGGAGGGCATGAAAGGGACTATATCAGACTTCGTGGTAACCTGTATTAAGGAGGAGAAGAAGTTGATGGATTTCTATGAGTTTGACGGCAAGATCAGGAACCCGGAGAAGCATGAGGATAGTAAGCAACAAGGCTAGCTACGAAACCATGTCATCCGTCGCCGAGAAGTTGATGGAGATAAGTAAGATGGAGGGTACGATTTATCGTATCCTCACATTATCTAATAAGACTTATCTGGCTTCCAAGTTAGGGTATAGTAGGTCCGGATTCTATAAAAAAATACAGAACAGGAATTTTAATATCCGAGAGCTGGCTCAGATATTCGATACGATCATCAACTTCAAAGATCAAGATTGGACTGAGGGTAAGATTAATAGGCTTAAAAGATATAGGGCTATGAGCCTTATGGAGTTCAATAAAAGTTATAAAAAGAAAAAGGCATGAGAGGTAGGATGTTGCCGTGTGAGAGATGCGGAAGGATGGTAACCATAAGGAGTAAGGGGTTGTGTCCCGCATGCAGAGCCAAGGAGCTACCGCCAAAGGAAAGGGCGGCGATACGGGTGAAGGCCAAGCCAAAGGGGAAGAGCCTAGCCGTTTTCTTTGGCGCCCATGTGGCTAGATTGAGTATGACAAGGAGATCTGCTACCGGCGCATACATACCATGCCCGGGGGTAAGCAACATATGCCACTTATACCCTAAACGGAAATATAAATCAGTTGCCGAGGATAATGATAACATTATCTACTTGACGGTTGATGAGCATGCAAAATTCGATTATCTGTTAGATACGATGGATTTCAGCCGGCTCTTGGACGAGTTTGGCAACGTATGGCTGTTGGCAGCCAGACGGATGAGGGATCTCGCACCTAAAGTCGAGGAGGATGGTAAATTAAAAACCAGATTATTATCATGGATAGAAGAAAACAAAGATTACTTTTAGACCTAGGATATAAGGCTATAAGTGACACAGTATATAGTTATGGGACGATCATAGAAGTCATAAGCGATCAAGAATTGTTTGATGAGATGAAAGTTCGTTTATCCGAGAGACACAATGTGGCTATTGCGGATGATGGAGAGATAGGATGTTCGGCTTTAGGCAAGATTTTAGGCAAGATAAAGGACGAGAATGCGTCGTCATATTATTGGCGATCATCATTACCAGTATTAAGATCATATCATACAGATCCTAAATTTACCGCTTTCTTTGGCATATTAGACGTTTTATCAACGGTCCCGAAGAAAGATATGGTCGAGGAGGAAAAGCCTGTTGAAGAGCCTAAAAACGAGCCTAATGAGGAGATGGAGGTTGAGTATGATCTGGAGACAGAGCAACAGTATTATGCCGCTGAATGGATAAAGGATATCCCGACACCTGTGTTATATAGAATGACTGTCGCCGGCAAACGTGTGTATTATGAGATGGATGTTGATGGGTATCCTATCATATACGATGGAGCCACTAACAATATCGCCAATGGGTATTGTGATACGTCCGGAGCCTTGGAGAAGTGGAAGAATGAGATGAGGCTCAAGGGTAAGGATCCTGATGAGTACGCTAACTACAGGGCTGATCTGGGTACTATCATGCATTATCTATTTGGGTTGTATCTGACCGGGGTTAACATAAAGCTGATCCCGACATGGATCAGGAAGGTGGTCAAGGAAGCCAAGCTAAGAATAGACAAGTATAGGATGGAGCGGATATTAGTGGATAACATTGATGAACTGATAGAGGATCTGATATCATTTGCCATATTCTGCAAGGAAAGACATGTAAAACCTGTATTGATCGAAAAGATGTTGAGGTCAAGGAGATTGAAAGTAGCTTCTTCGGTGGACGCAGTGGTGGAGATGGATGGCGAGCCGGAGATGGTGGAGATAGAGGTCGAGACAGGAGAGTTCTATAAGACGGGAGCCAAGAAAGGTCAGCCTAAGACGGAGAAAAAGAAGATAAAGAGATGCAGGAGGATATTCGCTATATTGGACTTCAAATCAAACAGGAAAGGCAATTTCTATGACGAGTATGCTTTCCAACTTGAGTTATATAGAAGAATGATATTAGAGAACTATGGAAAGATATTGGAGATAGAGGAGATATATAACTTCGCTCCGGGTGATCCTACCGCAAAGACCAGCCAATATAAGTTGAAGAGACAGACTGACAACCCTATATTGAATATGGCTACCGTAGTATATCTTCAAGGAAAGTATAAGTTCGAGAAAACTAATTATACGGTTACATCAAGAATCGGATCCTTAGATATAGAAGGCGAGTTTGATGTTAATAAGTTGGTAAGGAAAGAGCCGCTGAGGGACTATATATATAGAGTCATGAATGAGAGGAGAGGGTGATGGAATTTAGGGAGTTCAATAAGAGCGTTCATCGGTATGAGCTGGATCATAGCAAACCAAGGAGGAAGCTGACGTGCCCGCAATGCGGCAAGGATAAGTGTTTTACGCCGTACGTGGACGTAACCACCGGTCAGATCGTTGGAGAGCAGTTTGGGGTGTGTGATCATAAAAATAAATGTGGTTACTTTAAATATCCAACAGGGAGCGAACTTGGGAACAATGATCTTTTTACCGATTCAAACAAAGTATTAAGGAGGTACAGACCTCCTATGGATCCGGATATAGCCAACTGCATTCCGGTAAGCAAGATGTTTGAGACGCTTAATCCTTTCGAGACATCCGATCTTCAGGATTATCTATCCAATATCTTCGGATCGTATCATACCAATAGGGCTTTTAGCTTGTATAAGGTGGGGATGATGAGATTCGGGGACTGGGGTAAGTGCTGTGTGTTCTGGCAACTGGATAAGAATTGGGTAGTGCGGACCGGGAAGATAATGGACTACGGGCCTGACGGGAAGAGGGTAAAGGTTCCCATGGATCATGTATGTTGGGTGCATATACTGGACGGTCAGGATTACCTGCTTAGGCAATGCCTGTTCGGGGAGTTTCTTATCAACTTCTATCCCAATGACGCTCCGGTGTATATAGTAGAGTCAGAGAAGACGGCTGTTATCTGTAACATCGTGTACCCTAGTAGGTTGTTTATGGCCTGTGGCGGTATCCATATGCTGAAAAGGGAGATGATAGAGACATTGGGTAGGAGGCGGATAGTCCTGTACCCGGATAAGGGCGACGCTTTCAACGAATGGAGAAAGAAGGTAGACAAGGATATGAGGGGGATGAATATAGAGATAAGTAATTTTCTAGAATCAAAACCCAATATAAATGAGGGAATGGATATAGCGGATTATTTTATTATTAAACAAATTTACAATGGCAAAGGTAGTTGACAATTACAAGAAATTCAAGGTGCTTGAAATAACAAGACAGGAGATGATGGATAAGCTCACCAGATATGGGTGCTTAGGTATTTGCGATATGTGTAACAGACCTACATCCGTGGGCTATTATGTAGCAGTAATCAATCAATGGATGTGCGAGGACTGTTATAATGATTTCATCAAATCAGTTGACAGGTATGAGAAGGATATGAGAATAGAGAACAGGAATTTTAATAGATTCTGTGATCTATTTAATGTCAAAATACAAGAAAAGGCATGAGAGAGCTATCTTTAGCCCAGAAAGCTATGTTAAACGGATCCGTATGCCCGTATTGCAAGGCCCCATCCACTATGATAAATACGGTGGAGGGAAAGCAAGTTGGGTGCGAGAAGTGTAGGGCTTGGATGAGATCCGATCCTTTTGGGAAACCGATGGGGAGGCTGGCTAAGCCGGATCTTCTTAGGAGTATGGATATGGTAATGACTGAGATTAATATATTTGCGTATAGGACAAAACGGGATGTACAGGATATTTACAAAAGCCTATCTGGTGAATTGGATATACCAATAGAACATGTATCCCCATATAAGATGTCTTTGCCATCACTACTTAATACCATGAGATATATTGAAAAGTATGGCGATAATCATATACGGATATATGATAGAACCATGGTAAAGAAGGCTTGCCATAGGCACGGAGCGGTGGCGATCGGGAGCAACGCCTGCCACGGGTGCCCGGAGTTCCTGTTCCATGTGGTAAACAACACGACCGATACGGTGGTGTGTGATATGGATATGAGCTATGGCGACTGTATAAAGAAGAGAAATAATAAATTTGGTAGATAATATTAATTATATAAAAGATGAAGGTAATTTTTATTCATAAGCCTACTGGATATTATGTAGGAGGGTCGATGTTCGACAAGTCTTATTGCAAGGATAAGATGATAGAGAAAGGAATAAGTAAGGATCGAGCCGAGAAGTTAAGTGATATAATAGGCCCATACGCATGCATATGGGAGGTGGAGAACGGAGATGACCCTTATGAGAGTATGAGATCTAGGCTAAAGGATAAAGCTTCATATCTGGATGGAGAGGATCTTATCATGGAGAATTATGATGATGAGGAGGACGAAGAGGATGGGGAGATCGACTGAATATTACAGAACACATCCGGAAGCCAGAAAGAAGAAGG